TGACGAAGGTGAGAAGGCATGCAGCTCATGCAGATACACTTCCAGGATCGCGTGACCGGGGAGTCCACGGGGATGATGCGGCAGCTCGAAGTCGAAAACCTGGACCAGCTGGCCGCAGCTGCGCGGGAAGTCGTGGCCGAACACAATCTTCCGGAAGGCCAGCAACTGCTGTTCGTGGAAGAGACATCGCGGCACTTCGTGTGGGCCTCGGGGGAACCGAAAGGAGAGACCGATGGAAGATTGGCAACAGCGAGTGATTGAAGAGAAGAAGGCGCTGGACGAGAAAGTGGCGAAACTCATTGAGTTCCTGCGTATCCCCAGCACCGTGAAAACACTGCACCGCTATGACCTCGATCTGCTGCTGGAACAGCGGGCGACGATGTTGCGTTACAGCGACATCCTCGCGAAACGGATTGCCGACTTCGATGCGTTGCCGTTTTGAGCCATGACCCGAGCCCAAAAAGTAGCGAAGCTCCAGCATGCCGTTGCCGACTGGCGGGGCGCCTACGACGACAAGACTGGCAAATGGTTCCGGTCTCCAAAACCGAAAGCCGCTGCCAGGGTGCGACGGTGGCTGGAAGAGCTTGGGCTGGAACCCGAAGAGGCCATGCGGAAAATAGCCGGGTTCGCCCACTACAGGAAGTTCAATGCGTGGTTGAAGGAGATCGGATGATCGTTCACAACTTCATCGTGAGTGTGGTCCAGGCGCGGCAGGAGATGGACGAAGGCTTGAGCGAGCTGGCGATTACCGAGTGGATGGCCGCGCTGCTGGCCGCGGAGGCCGGGTCCCGGGTGTACTCGATCGACGGCGTCAAGCTGCGCGTGGTCGGCAACTCGGGGAGCATCGGGATTGACAGGCTGATCGAGCACAAGAAAGGGAATCCATGCGACTCGTAGACATGACGTTTGCCCGGTCCCAGCTGACCGACAGGCGCACCCTGGCGCACATTGCCGAGCAGGTCCGTGCCGCGGTGGAGACCCTGCCTGTCGATCCCGATATGGGGAGCCATGAAATCAGGCTGACGGTAATCCTGTCCAGCGGCCGACACATCGGGCTCGAACCCGATCCAGACGCCGAGCCGCTGGGCGTGGGTGCCATCAACCTTGCCGCGCTCTACAAAGTCAGGGACAAGATCAGGCCGGGCAGAGCGCCCCAGGTGACGGAGTTCTTGAGGACGCTGCGGCGGGACATGCCGGGCTACGGCGCCGTGGCGAAATGCTGGCCGAGCTACCTGCTGGTAGACCCGGAGAAACGAGTGGTGGCGGCAGTGGACCTTGCACGGGCCCGCGGCAGGGTACTCAAAGGGATCAGGCGGGCATGCCTCCAGGTCCTGGCGAAGATCGGACTGCCAGCATATCGGTGGGAGACGGAGGAAGGCTTCACCCGGATTGGCATGGACAACCTGGGGGAAGTGGACGCGCTGGAGGATCAGGAGTGACCGACAGACTCAACGGGACCATCATAGACGCCATCATCGAGGCAGTCCACGACTACATGCGAGACAACACTTCAATCCCGTTATCCATGCCAAACACGAAGCGTGCGAGCTGTTGCTGGGTCAACTGGTAAGGCTGGCGAATGCGCTATACTCGCAACACGAGGTCGGAGAACAGACGCACGCGATCATCCGGCGCCTGGAGAGCGCGCTGCCAAACCCACCAGAGACCACATGAATAGAGCAATGCAGGAACTGATCGACGTTCACGACGAGAACTCCGACACCCCGCTACTCACGATGGACGGCTTCGACGACTGCATAGTCGGGATCGTCGAGGGCTTCGGGGTCCAGGACGTGCTCTGCTACGATCGTGAGAAGGTCATCGCGAAGAACATGGCCGATGGCATGACCCGCGAAGAGGCCGAAGAGTATCTCGACCACAATCAGAGCGGTTCGGTAGGCGATGCCACGCCGTGCTTCATTACACTTCCGGACGAGCCGGAAACCACAACGGACGAGGGAGGGAAATACCCACCCGAAGTCTACAAATAGGGAGAGCCACCATGGCCGACGAACAAGCCAAACAGATGCCGCCAACCGCAAACAGCCCCACCCCGTGGGAGGACCTGCCGGACGCCGAGAAGATCGAGCGCTTGCGCATGGTCCTCAAGGGGCAGGGCAACACACTCGCTGACCTCAATCAGAAGGCTGCGATCCTGTCCAGCCATCGGCACGGCCAGGATGGCGAAGTGCTGATCCCGATCCATGGCGGGTTGAGCGGTGGGCCGATGGGAGGGCTCGCAGGGGGCAAGGAAGATCGCCCCTGGATTTAGGGTTGCACCACAAGTGGGGACGCGGTACAACCGTGATGGTTGCCGCCGCTATTTGAGCCCATGATGCAGAATCTGCCAGCTGGCTACAAAGAGCGGATGGACATACTCACCCGCAGCCTCGGCGAAGTGTCCGACCGGATATGGGCGATCGTCAGCGAGTTCGACTGCGACAACTTCGAGCTGGCTGGACCCAAGTGCATGGTCAAGATTTTCCCCAAGGACGACACGGACTCGACCACCCATGAAGTGGACCCAGCGGCCACCAAGGCCGCGATGGAAGCGCTCAATGGCCACGCCCAGCTGAGTGCAACCATCCTGAAGGAACTCATGCTGTCAATAGCACACCAGCTCCAGGCCGCGGAACGCGAGGTCCAGGAGATGTACGTGTTTGAGATCAACTGGACCGGGGGCGCATCATTGCGCCTCCGGTTCTTGCGTTCAGGCCCTGGACGATGGAACCTCATACAAAAAGTCAGGGCGAACTAGATGACAGGCACGAAGCCATCTGCCGACAGTGCGGCGACTGCTGCCGGGCCCAGGCAGACCTCAAGGATGGAACCGTGTTCCTCGACTTCCACTGCGCCGCCTGGGACCCCGAAACACGTCTCTGTCGGATATACGAGAGGCGACACCTTCTTGAGCAGATTGTTGGCGAGCGGTGCCTTGGAATACCGGACGCCATACTCAATCTCGCACTGCCTACCAGCTGCCCCTATACCCCGGCTGCTTACAAGACTGCTGAGTATGATCCGGCGCGTCTCAAGATGGTTCCGCGATCGCTGTACCGATACATCAGGATCAAGACCGAGATCGAGAGAATCAGACTGAACCGATTTCTAAAGAGGGAGGCCCGCGATGCCACGACCCACCGAAGGGGAATCAAAGACCGCATTCGTCGAGCGCTGCGCCGAAGTCCGGCAAAGTGAACACCCGAGCGAGTCCAAGCCGCAGAGCCGGGTGATCTGCGCCTCCATGTATGATCGCTACAAGAGGTCCGGGAGCATAACGAAAGACAAGTAACGAGATCGGCTGGCGTGCTGGAACACATCGGATTGAGCCCAACCCAATCATTACACCGTGGCACCCGGCGCGAAATAGCCGAGCCAATACTGAAACAGGGAAGGTCCTCGCTGAGTCAGTGCCACACGCTGGCCGATCGTTGCTTACGGAGACACGATGGCAAAACCAGGACGAACGAAGATCACGCGCCGCGAGCTGGAGCTTAGGCTCCAGGATGTTCTCAAGCACAACGAAGAGATGGGCGTGTTCTGCGCTACGCTGATCGAGACCGTCAAGCTCTGCCACAAAGAAGCCTGCGACGGGTACGATTCCCTGCACTTGGCAATCAGCCCCACGGATCGGAAGAACCGAAAGCGCTTCAAGGAGATGGCGACCATGATGGGCCCGTTCTGTATCGAGATCGGAGCGAAAGGAGAACCAGATGGCGATCAAGCCGAGAGTGGAGGCAAGGCAGATCAACGGCCGCTGGAGAGTGGTGGATCAGACGACGGGAAAGCCAGCGCTGCACCAGCGGTCGGGAAAGCTGATTGACGGCGGCGGGCACGGTACTGACAGGGCCAAGGCTGAACGGCAGGTCGGCCACGTCAACAAGGACGCCGGGGAGGCCATGCCTGCCTGATGCCGCAAGCCGAACAGCTCATTGTCTACCGTCCGGAGCCCACGGCGCTTCTCTTCCACAACTCCGAAGCGTTCGTCCGCGGGCTCATGGGCCCGATCGGGTCCGGCAAGAGTTCGGCGTGCTGCGTTGAGCTGTGGGACCGCGCCTGCAAGCAGACGCCGCACGAAGGAATCCGGCGCACCAGGTTTGCCGTCGTGCGCAATACCTATCCCCAGCTGATCACGACAAGCATGAACACATGGAAGGAGTGGGTACCTGAATCGGTGTGCCCGATCACCATGGCGTCCCCGATCCATGGCGACACCAAGAAGGTCACGAAGCAGGGCCTACCGCTGCCGGACGGCACTTTCATCGACATGGAAATCTACTTTCTCGCGCTCGACCAGGAAAATGATGTCAGTAAATTGAAGTCGCTGGAACTAACCGGACTGTGGATCAATGAGGCATCCGAGGTCGTGCAGGGAGTGTTGAAGATGGGTGTCGGACGATGCGATCGCTACCCGCCGAAGCGGTTGGGTGGCCCGACATGGTCAGGCGTGATCATGGACACGAACCCACCCGACGAAGAGAGCTGGTGGTATCAGCTGTGCGAGATTGAGAAACCGAGCACCTACGAGTTTTTCAAGCAGCCCCCGGCAATCCTTCAGGTGCCCACCAAAGACAAGAGCAAGCCCATGTATGTCGAGAACATGGGCCAGGGGTCCTACCAGCCCGCCGAGAACGTCAAGCACCACAACAGCGGCTACGAGTACTGGATGCGGCAGATACCCGGCGCCGACCCCGAGTGGATCAAGGTCTTCCTCATGGGGATGTACGGATCACTGATGGAAGGCAAAGCCGTCTACGACAACGAGTACATCGACAGCGTTCATTTCACCGAAGAGGAAATGACGATCTACCGCGGCCTGCCGATCATCGTAGGCTGGGACTTCGGACTATCCCCGGCCGCGGTGTTGTGTCAGATCGCACCCAACGGACAGTTCCGCGTCATCGACGAATTGGTGTCAGAGGATATGGGTATTCGGCGATTCGCCAGCGACTTCTTCAAGCCGCACGTCCGCAACAACTACCCCGGAATCCCGCTGATCAATATCTGCGACCCGGCAGGCACGCAGCGATCGGAGACCGACGAAACCAGCTGCATCGACATCCTGCACCAGGAAGGGATCGTCGTCTCAATGGCGCCCACCAATCGGTTCCTCGCTCGCCGGGAGGCCGTGGCCTACTACCTGAATCGAATGATCGCAGGGGCCCCGGGACTGCTGGTCGGACCAAAGTGCCCGATGGTCCGCAAAGGGTTCCAGGGAAGCTACAAGTACCGGACGCTCAGGGTCCAGACGGGCCGCAAGTTCAGCGACGAGCCCGAGAAGAACAAGTACAGCCACCCGCATGACGCCGTCCAGTACGCGGCCCTCAACGCCCAGCGCGGCGGGTCCGGAGCCCAGGCCAACAGCACGCAAGGCAACACGCAGGCGCTCCCCGAGGAAGCCACGCCGTCAGCTGGCTGGGATTGAGCCATTGGTGTCCCACTGCGCCATTGTGTCCCGAATTGTCTTGCTTTCCATTCTCACTTATGATAGACTATGGCTCAGTGAAGATCGGAAAAGGTCGTTTCTCAATGGTGCGACGGATGTAACTTTCTTGTCAGCGCGGTGCTCGTCTCCGGGGAACGCAGCCCCGTCCGGTCGTGCAGCCGGACGGGGCTCCCCAACATAGCGAGGATGTCATGGCGTTAGAGGACATCGTCAAAAACAACCCGACGAACCTGCGATTCATTCCCAATTCCGAACTCACGGAACTTGAGAAGAAGGCCGCTGCCGCACACAACATCCAGGTTTCGGTTCCGATCTCGGCCCTGGCCCGGCACATTCACAACACCTACGAGAGCAACAGGAGGTTTCGCGAGCAGAGCGGTGTGGATCGGGCAATGCTCAATTCATTACATCAGCGCAACAGCGAGTATCCCCAAGACAAACTCGCTGCGATCACGGAGCACGGAGGTTCACGGGTGTTCATCGGCCTTACCAATGTCAAGTGCCGCGCCGCGGAATCATGGGTGCATGATGTTCTCGGATCTGATCGTGAAAAATCATGGGAGCTTGAGCCCACCCCAATGCCTGATCTCGGCGAGGACACACAGCAGGCCATAGTCAGCGAGGTCATGGCCCAAATGACCGCCATGATGCAGGAGCAGGGTGCCGAGGCCGTCACGCCGCAGGACGCCTACAACATGGCCCGCGAACTTCGGGAGAGCGTCGAGGAACGAGTCAACGACGAAGCCAAGGACCGCAGCGAGCGGATGGAGACCACGATCCATGATCAGCTGGTCGAGGGTGGGTGGACCGACGCATTTGATGATCTCGTTACTGACATCGTTACCCTGAAGGCAGGCATTCTGAAACTTCCGGTGCTCCGCACGAGGAAAGTGCTTCGCTACCGGAAGAACGCGCAAGGCAAGATGCGGCCAGTGGTGCAGAGCGTGCTTCGCAAGGATACCGAGCGAGTCAGTCCGTTCGACATCTATCCGTCGAAGGGCATGGTCGATGTAGACGAAGGCGACCTCTGTGAACGCATGAAGCTATCCCGAAAAGAGCTTCAGGCCATGAAAGGCGTGCCGAACTACAACGACGCAGCAATCAATCTTGTCCTCGCAAGATTCGAGAACGGAATGTTCCAGAGCTGGAACTACCTGGATCAACTTCGGGCGATTCTGGAAAAGCAGGACCAGACCGGGGCTGAGCGGCAGACCGATGTTGAAGCCATCGAGTACAGCGGCAACGTATCTGGAATGACGCTGATTCAGGAGGGCATCTTCAACGACGATCGCGGCAACCGGATCAGGGCGAGTGAACTCTACGATGTCAACGCGATCAAGGTAGGCCAATACCTGATCTACATTGCGTTCAATCCTGATCCACTCGGGCGAAAGCCATACTCCAAGACTGGATGGGGGGTCATCCCGGGCTCATTCTGGTATCATGGCGTTCCCGAACTCATGCTCGATCTTCAGTCGATCTGCAACGCCGCGGTGCGGTCCCTGGTGAACAACATGGGGATCAGCTCGGGGCCCCAGGTCATCATCGAGGACATCAACAGGCTGGCGAGCGGGCAGACGATCACGAAGATGCGGCCATGGAAAATCTGGCAGTTTGTCAACCGCATGAACAGTCAACTGAAGGCCATCGACTTTTTTCAGCCCGATTCCAATGCAAGCGAGCTGATGGGCGTGTACGACAAGTTCTCGCAGCTCGCCGACGATTTCACTGGCATCCCGGCCTATACCTATGGCAATGAACGGGTGGCGGGGGCAGGAAGAACGGCGTCCGGTCTGTCTATGCTGATGTCGAGCGCAGCCCGCGGCATCAAGAAAGTCATATCGAGAATCGACCAGGACATTATCAGAACTTCCGTTACCCGGATGTACGACTGGAACATGCTTCATAATCCGGACGAAAGCATCAAGGGTGACGTTCAGATACGGGCACACGGCGCCCTCGCACTGATCATCAGGGAACAGATGGCCGCGCAGCGGATGGAGTTCCTGACGGCGACGGCCAACGAGTATGATCAACAGATCATGGGCCCCGAACGCAGGGCCAATGTTCTTCGCGAGGCGGCGGCAGCTCTCCAGATGGGAGAGGAAGAGGCGGTGCCAGGGAAACGGGAAATGAAGCAGAAGGCAGCGGCCATGGAGGCCGAGGCCCAAGCAGTGCGCCAGCAGGAGATGGCTGCGCAGCTCACACAGTAGAACAAACAAGGAGGCTGGAGATGAAGAGAACGAAGATGTCTGTCGGAATCGTGGTGGTCCTGGTGTCCCTGCTGGCGAGTGGCGTGCATGCCGCGTGGAGGGAACAACTCACCGTTGGCGAGATGACGGTGGAAAAGACGCTGAACGTCACCGGGGCGGCGACACTGGCGAGCAACCTGACGGTGGCGGGGAGTGTTGCCGTGTCAGGCACGATCGACGGTGTGCCGGGCGCGGCGAACAGCGCGACAACGGGTGTCTCCGAGGTCAGCCTGAGCGTGTCGTATGCGCAGGTTCCCAAGTTTGTCATGAACGTCACCGACCTGTCCGTCCCCATCATCAACGGGAACGGTGGCACGGGCACGAACTGGACCGGAGGCGTGAAGATTCTCGACCTCGCCGAAGGTTTGTGGGACATCGAGTCGGTACTGGTTTCCGACGTTATCCTGGCAACGAATCTTGTGATTGCAGCCAGCGAAGGCGGCGACTGGTCGCTGGGGACAGCAATCGCGGCCGGTGACACGCTCACCGGAACCGCGGTAGACCTCTGCCCAGCAACATCATCCGACACATGGGCCACAACGAACAGCGGGTATCTCGCTACGGGGGCCCTGTTCGATGGCACCGCGACGGCGCTGGACGTGTTTTTCAATCTCTCCGTCGATTCGGGAGACATCAGCGCGACGACAACGGCGACAGTGTCATCGGCCACAATCACGATCGTTGGGAAGCAGTGCGGCGACGACTAGACTGAGACAGACAATTTGACAAGAGCCTGACGCTTTAGCGGGCGACAGGTTGAGCGATCGAGAAGGCAGTCCGGTGCCGGAACCACTGGGCTGCCTTCTTCTTGTCGGGGAAACGATGAAACGATACGAGAAACGCGAATTGGAGATCCAGCGACTCCAAGCACTGACCCGTATGGCCAGGGAACCATACGGAATCATCATCATCAAATGGCTGGAAGATTCGCGGCTTGAGCAACAGGACGCCAACGATTTTCTGACGAAAGAGGACCTGCACATCGGGCAGGGCAAATCGCAGACCCTCAGAACGATTCTTGACGAGATCAGGGGGGCCCCGGCAGCTCTGGCGGCAGGCGCGTCAGCGCCAGAAGAAGCGGAGCCATAGGGATACCTCACTGACTACGTAGTAACTGCCGGGATACTCAACTGAGCCCCGGCGCAACTGGTGCATACTGCGAGAGCAGCGCACAGGAGGCCATGATGGCGATGAAAAACGGCATACCGGATGCGGTAGCGAAGCAAGCGGCGGAAAGTGAAGCAGCGATGGAAGAAGCGGCAGCACAGGCGGCGGGACAGAGTGCGGTAATGGCGCTAGACGAAGGCCACCCCGATACTCCCCCGGCGTCCGCGAGTCGGCTTGAATCCATTGCCACAGAGCAAGCGGCGGCGGCGCCCGGGGCGGCGGGGACGAACCAGCGCCTACGGGAACTGGAACAAGCTCTTGCTCTGGAGCAGCAGAGAAACCGAACATTGATCGGTCGGATCGACGCCCATCGTCCCGAACTCGAACACATGCGCGCAGAGATCGAGGCACTGAAAACAAGTCAGGCAAGCGCCCGGCCAAGCGTGCCAGCCTACGCGGCCCTTCTCTCGGAAGAAGAGAGAAAAGAGTTCGAGAACGAAAACGAAGCGTTGGGAGTCTCGGGACGTGCAGTCCTGGGAGTCATGCGAAACGAGCTTGGGCAACTGACGAGCACCCTGAATGCGATACGGGGAGAACTCGCACAGACCCAGGCGGCGCAGGCATCCGATGCGATATGGGACCGGGTTGAACAGATGATCCCGGGTGCCAAAGCGATCAACACCGGGGGGGGCACATGGTTGCTCTTCTTGGAAGAGGTCGATGCCGTGAGTCAACGGACTTACGGAGACCTGGCGCAGGGAGCATACAACGCGGGCGATGTTCAGAGACTCGCAAGCATCATCGAAACATACCAGCAACGCTACGGTACTGCCGATCAAGCAAATGCGGACATGGCGTCCCTCGCGGGACATCTACGGCCGCAACGCATCAGGGGAGATAGTGCGCCAGCCGGGGGGCAAGCTCACGTACAAGAAAAGCCCATGCTGAAGGAATCGGAGATCACGGCATTTTACCGCGATCTGACGATGGGCAAGTACGACACCAACCCGACTTTGGCGAAACGAATTGAAGCGGAAATCGACGCCGCGAATGCAGAGGGCCGGATTGCAGTAGGTCAATAGGGAAGGCTTGCTTCTCGCTCTTCGTTCGTAGGTGTCAGAGGACGGAAACATGGCATATCCAGTAGCAGCAGGATTCAGGAATATCGCTGCCACGACGATGCGTTACGTTCCGGCGATTTGGTCCGGCAAATTGCTCGTGAAGTACTACGCTCGCTCGGTGGTGGCTGCGATCTCCAACACCGACTACGAAGGTGAGATCAAAGAACAGGGCGACACGGTCTATATTCGGACCACCCCGGACATGACGGTTCGGGACCACCAGAAGGGACAGGCGCTCGTCCATGAAACGCCCGTCTCTACCCCGGTCACGCTGTTGGTTGACCAGGGCAAGTATTGGGCATTCGCGACCAGCAAGATCGACGACAAGCAGACGGACATCAAGAAGTACGTCGAGAACTGGACCACGGATGCGTCGAAGCAGCTCAAGATCGCAATCGACACTGCCGTTCTCGCGAACGTGTATTCGGATGCGCATGCGAGCAACCAGGGCGCCACGGCGGGAGCGATCTCGGCGAACATCGACCTGGGCGTGACGGGTTCCCCCGTTGGCCTGACGAAGGCCAATGTCCTTGACTACATCGTGAGCTG